GCTTTCGGGACTTAGGAGGTCTGCCGAGACGCTTAGGATGTCTGATCCCAGTCTTAAGCCCCCCCCCACCAGTTTCCTTGCCGACTTTACTTGGCTCGACAAAGTTTCTTGAACCTTTGAGTTCTTTAAGGAGGCTCTCATCTTCAACATCAATGGTGTCTCCTTGGTTCCAACCGAGGAGGTTGCCCTTCCTAGTACGAAGGCTACGATAACGCTTCCCAATATAGGTAATTTTGACCATTTAATTAGCCTCATTACCTATCTACTGGTCCAAGTCTCTAACGCTTCCTTGTGTATTGAACTTGTAACAGATTAAGTTTCCTGCTGTCAGGAATGCAAAGTCCTTAGACAATGTTTGCGTAACTGCAATATTGGTGCTATCCAAATAAGTTGTTGGTGCTGCTACTCTGAATGCCAAGTTGTCCATATCCAGCAAGTGTATTCTTGCTGTTGCGTCTCCTGCGACTGCTGATGCAACGTGCTGTGATAGGAATATTGGTATTCCGTCGTAGGATCCAACTCTCGAATCGAAAGCCAGTCCTGCTTCTCCAGAAACTCCATTCATGTTACCTGCTCCACCTTGGGCCAAGTTGTAACTCCAGTTATCACCCAAAGTCGCTGCGCCTGTCCTCATTAATGTTTTCAAATCTTGGTAAGTATCGTATCCTGTCAATAGAATCAGACTGCTGTAATTTACACCGTTCTCCAATGCACTCTGAATTGCTGCGTCTAACATAGCGAGAGTTAATGTTGCTGGAGTTCCACTGTTGTGTCCCGTATATGGGGCTGACCATGCTGTTGTTGCTGAACGGTCAATACCATCATCGGAGATGTCCCACATATCTACATCGGTATTTACATCATTGATTGCTGCGCCTGCTGCGTGTGACATAGTTACTTTATCTATAGAGTCAAGGTTGTTTCCAGTAGCCGTCTCTGAATCTGCTAATAATTGCTGATCAATGTAGAAAGCGTGTGCCTCTGCATGTTCTTTTCTCAACCATGCTGCTAAGTTACCCATTCCATCGTCTGCTGTCGAGAGCAGTTCTGCCTTGGTTGATACTTCCCATACTGTGACTATTTCCTTAATGTTTGCCTTTACTTCAACAAGGTCTGGTTGATCGGTTGTTCCCAGTGCGCTACCTTCTGCGATACCTGCTGTCTGGGCGTGTCTGCCAGTCATTACTCTCCAACCAGATTGTGTCCAAGGCTCTTTCTTCAAGAGCTTGAATACTTCTGATTTGGTGTTTAGCTGATTGAAAACTTTAGCGCCATACAGAGTGTTAAGTCCTTCTGCCATGGTCGATTCAGTTATCTGGGCTTTCTCTATGCCGTATCTCTTGGAGATACCGAGTGTTCCGCCATAATAGGCGTTTATATATTCTTCAAAATCCATGTTTAGTTCTCCCCTACTATTTTGTCAAGCTCATCCCATGATTTTTCTACATTCATCCAATCAATTTTAGGTTTCGCATTAGGAGTCTCTACTGGAGCAGGAGTTGTTTTCCTTCCAGCATAAACGGATATTCCGTATTTCTTAAGTGATTTCATTACCACATCCAAGGATGGCTCAACATCGGTCTCGGATTTCTCCTCCTCCTCTGGTGCCTCCTCTTCTTCTTCTTGCTTTGGTGCCATCTCATCCAGTAATTCTTTAAGGGCTTTTAATTCATCATTCAACCCTTCGAGTGTCAATTCTTCTTCTTCTCCTTCCTCTTCCTTGATCTCTTCCTCTACCACATCTGGTAATTCCTCTGGTGAAATAACCTCTACCGCAATCTCCTCGGACTTGATCTCTTCAATCTCCTCCGCTTTCTCGGTACCGCAATCGCAGTCCTTTTCGGCCTTGGTCATGTCATCTACTGGTTTGGTTTCATTTATAAAACTGATGGTTCTGTCGGCCTTTGCTACTGCGACCTCAGTTACCTTGGCTTCTTGGTTGGCAGGATTATCCCCGACCCAACTTACTGACCAAAGGCCAATGTCGTTTATTTTATTAAAACAGGAATCCGCACCTTCTGGACATACTATATCTTGGGAGATAGTTTCACCCCTGATACTACTGGCCCCTTTGGATCCGTAATCCTTTATCTCATCCCAGACCTTAGTGTGCATCTCTAACTGATCATGGATTCCGTATCTTACTTTTATCTTGCCTTCATCTATCTTGTATGCCAGTGGCAGACCGATGGGGATCTCCTCATGTTGATAGGAGTAGATTCCATACTTCATGTAGAAATCCATTGACTCATCAAGAACCTCAGTCGGTATCAGGTCGTTCTGTTTATCTATAACAGGAGCATTAATGTATGTCTCCATGATCCTGTCATTGTACCATTCGTTTCGATAGACCTTCCAGCCCGTAGTATCCTCGGCCATGATGGTAGTTGATGTTGCTTCTATTTATTTATGACGGTTATGTCGGCTTACTCGTAGTCCTTGTAGTTGATGCCTCTTTCCTCACACCAAATCCTCTTGCCTTCCTTATTCAGTTCCCTTGGTACTTCTGTTATTGCCAAGTCATCAGGAAAGACTGGTAGCTTGTCAACCCATACCCAGTCAAAGTGGTCTGGTGAGTTCTTGGTACAAGCCTTACAGATGTAGTTGAATATCAAGTCACCATTCTCAATGTCCCTACTTACTGATCTGTGGGTAGGTATTGGAACCATGTTGATTAGTCCCTTTCCTTTTCCCTGACATATCAGACAGTCAGTACCATAGGTGTTGCCACCAGTTGCATTGTTCTGGATGTAGATCGATAGTCTGTTCCCTTCCTTGACGAACTCATCTACCTTTTCCATTTCCTCTTTGCTTATTTCTTCGCTCATTTTATCCACTTCTTTAGTTTGACCCATGTGTTCTTTCCTCGGAGTACCTCGTATATCTTGGTAGTTCTTCTGCATGGCCCAGTCCACCTGCTCTGTGGAGTCATCAGTCCATTTGATGCTTCAACCATTTTGCCTGTCCACTTTGAAGTGGTTATCCTTGCGTACTTCAGTTGACCCTTCTTGGATCCCTGCTTGTATAGTACTATGCTCTTTACTTTACCGAACTGCCAAGCGTAGTTTGGCTTATGGTAATGTACGAACTTTCCTACAAGTTTTTCCATCTTTTTGCTTGTCATGGTTTTCACCGTTGTCACAACTACCTAAAGCCTACGGCATATATAATCTTCCCCTGCTTTAAATGACTGTATTTTAGCTACGGAAAAAGGCTCTAAAGTTTATATAATCAACGGTTTTTCATAAAGAATTTGACTATTGTTCCAGTAGTACCGAACTTCTCCAATGCAGGTCTCAGGAATGGTTGGGGTCCACCATGCGGACCAGTACCTATTGGAGTTCCAAACTCGACAAAGGCAGCATACTCCAGATTAGTACCGATCCTCTTTTTCAGATACTCTCTTTTGACATTGATGGATCCACGCAGACGGCCTGTATCTACTGGAACTATTTTAGTAGCCTCAAGATGTATCGCTGCTGCCGTATCGTCAAGGGCCATGTCCAGAACGTCAGGATATTTCTCTACCAACTCTTCCAAGTTCTTCCTGAAGTCGTCACCACCCTTGATCGTGATTCCCATTACTTATATCCTAATACAGTATCAATGTCATCATCACCGTATTTTTCCTTCCACTTCTTCTTGACGTATTCCTCTCCCTTTTCGTAATACTGAATACGTGCTTTTCGCTCCATCTGCTCTTTCTGAATACGAGGTGCGTTCTTCCATTCCAGATCGCTCTGACACTCCTGACAGAACCCACTACTGAGGATGTGAACCCTCATCCCACTTGCCATACACTTCCTGCAATTACGCATCCTTCTTATCCTTCACCATATCCTCTATCATGTTCTTCATCAAAAGCACCAGCATATTCAATCCCATCTCAAATGCCTTCTTATCCTTTTTCTTGTACTTCATTACGTTATCGTCACGTATCGTCATAGCGTGTCTTATCAGATTATCCAACTGGACTATCCACAGATCCAGACTGTTTACTTCACTCATCTTTTAAAACAATTACAACCTTCGTGATATATCCCAGTCCATCCACAATAGCATGGTTCGCACTCTTCTGGTTCATGCCTTTCTTTCATGGAACCCTCAGCAGTATTGTCCTCTGGTTGGGATGCAACAGGGAGTTGCCTGTTAACGACAGGCCATGACTTGCTCCTACCGATTGCTGAAGCTGTATCAGGTCATCTATCAATAGTCCTGCTGCTGGGATCCTGCTCTTTAATTCTATATGTGCATCACAGGTTCTCGGACCTGATGCAACGACAAGGGTGTACTTGAATGGCTTTTTCCGTAGCTTCTCCTGCTTCTTGTAGGATGCTAATCTTCCTTCATTTCCAACATTGATTATCTCGGTCCTTGCTATCCTCGTCAATTTGTAGGTCTCAGTATTGATTACCTTCTGCATCTCCGCAACTGTGTTGGGAATACTGTGGCCTTGCGTGATGGAGTCGGTCACTACAACATTCAGTTTGGTAGATAATACTATCGACAATTCATTGTAGCTATTTGTCTGCACCCTTCCTGACTGTAATACCCGAATTGCGTCCTCATCTTCTTGGTCAAAATCTATGTCCAGTCGTTTCCCTTTCTGGACTACATTTATCTTTCCTTCCTCCGATGCCGATTTGAATCCATGAACGTAGGCATCCCTTAGTTCATTGTTAACCAATAACTTGATGTCTTTTATCAAACCTATCATCAACATCGGGACCATCTCATTCAATTCCGAGAAGGAATCCGCAGATCGTAATCTGTTGACCTCTCTCTTGATTGTCCTTGCGAGATTGCTATCTAAGGCTGATACAAGTCTGCTGGTTCGCTTGGCTCCACTTCCACCTGCGACATTGGCAAACTTGCGAAGTCTGTTTCTGGTAATATTAACTCCCCCTCCTCATCCAGATCCACAGTTATTCCTACGGACTGGAATGCAGCTATAACATTGGCCTTGGTCTGTAAATTGGCAAGATGCTGCTGTTCGTTACGTTCATCAATGTCATTGAATACAACTATCCAGTCCGTGATCTTCAACAGATCAAACAACGGCCTGAAGAATCCTTCCGTCAGAACCCTCTGGGTTTCGGTGATTGTCCTGTCCATCATTGACAACTGCTCACCTTCGGCATTAAGCCCACCGACTCCAGATACATCACCAACTGCCAATGGCATTATTCCATAGGATGCATTGATGTCCTGATTTATCTTCTCCATGTAAGGTATCATACCTGATTCACTTATGTTGGGCATAATCGTGACGAACTTGGCTCCTTGTTGTCCTTCACCAGAAGATATGATTGGTACGAAATTGGGATTGCGCCTTGTCTCCTCTGCAATGTATTCTCCCAGTCTGTTAAGTGCTGTCTCATCCAGATTGGGAATATCAAGGAATCCTTTTGGTGGCCTCTCCAGTCTGAATAACTTGTTCTGATAACCCTCTATCGCCAGTGATGTCTCTATCTTCTTCTGCAATCCTATGATTGGTGACTGACCATACAATCTGGCATTCGCACTGTATTTATTGAAATGAATTATCTCATCCCTCGCAAACGGGATGTCTCCTTCTGGATCCTCGTACGTATATGCTATCAGTTCCAGTTTTGCACCACACTCAGAACATGCAGTTCCACCTGCGGTCTTGCGACAGACAGGACAGAAGTGTTCAGAGTCTTGGAACTTTCCGAATCTATCCGTATTGTATCGCATGTGTTTGGTATCCTCTACCCATAACTGCGAGATTTGTTTGCCCAGTACATTTCCAGCTTCATCCTTTACATAATCATAAACAACCGAAACCCAAGCATCATCAAATATCTCAATCTGACGAATCAGGGCTTTACAGAACTCATCCCCACTAATGTCAGCATCTCCTCCTGACGGATCATCCAAAAGACGTTCTGCTATCTCTCTCTGGTCCTCGCTTGGATTATCCACGATCTGCTCCAGTCGATAACCCCTTGCTATTGTCTGTGATGCAATCCTGTTGATAACGGTCTGTAAATGTGAATAGTTGGTAGCAAGGTTCTCCAAGTGATGCAGATCATAAATGGGATCTATCTGCATCGGTCCAGTACTTCCCATTGCTGGAGCCATATCGTAAACAGGAGTTCTGGATTCCTTCTCTAAATTAGCATCCAGATAATCCATGATGGTGGTTTTCTTCGGCTGTCGCCTGAAATAATCGAGTATGCCCATTACCAGTCAGGGTCACTTCGTTTAGCTCTAATAAGCCTTTCTCTGTTGTCGGTTCGATAAATATAATTCCTGATAGCTGGCTCCAAGAACTTGGCAACAGTAACTCCATGTGTCTTTGCCAGTACCTTAACATCTTCTCTTACTTTGTTGTCTATTCCTTTTAATTCGAGTCGGGCCATTATGATGGCAAGCTCCAGAATGTATCATCTAACGCTATGGAAATTTGAGCCTGTCGTAGCGAGCCGCAAATGGTGTTTGAACCTGCCATCGGTATTGACTATGACTATAACCCTTTAAATGCTTATCTTAACTAATCTGCTCTGGAATAATCAATGTAATCATCTTGTCTTTCATCCCTTATCTTCTGGACTGCTTTGGATGGCTTGAACAATTTATACCTGTTCTGCACTTTCCTTCTTGATCTTTGAACTGTCTCATCACAGGGAGCATAATGCAGGAGGTCATACAGATCCGAAAGGAAGTCATCCTCATTACATTTCCTGCCCTGTTTGGATGTCGCTTGATAATATTCCTTCAGGACAAGATAATACAAATGTGTTGTACTGTCTCTACTGATCGGAACAGTCTTAAGATAATTAAAGACTATTTGTTCAGCCGTATCTAATTGTTTGAATCCGTCTCGACTCATTTATATCCCTCCTTATTTCCTTGATCCATGCCTTTGTTGAAGTCACAAGATTATCTTGATGGTCAATCTCCAACAGTTCAGTTGTTATTTCTTTTAATTTTCGCATATTTGTTTTACCTTTTTTATTATAGGTTCTCCTGATGTTTCTTTTACTAACTGTATAGAGTTATATAAACTTTATTCACTCCATTTTCCAGCGACCATGTTCATCCATTTCATCCTCCTTAGATTTCAGATAAGCTAAATATGATGCATCAGCACAAGGTGGACATCGGCCCATCATGTCCCTTCGACCTACCTTTCCACAATCTCGGCAGATCTCTTTATTTCTTTTTTCTTCTAATTTCTGTTGTTCGATCTTTTTATGTTCGGCCCAACTCATGTCATTCTCTGCCTCCCACTCTGCCTCATGTTTGCAGGAGGGGCATCCGTCTACTGGCTGATCGTGTCCATAGTCACTGTGTTCATTTATCATTAATTCCTTGAGGTAACATGACTTGCACAGTTCACAGCTTGACTCATCGTGACCTGTTTCTCTGGTTCTCTTTTTGCAGAGATTACAGATGTATGTTGGCCCCAGTCCACCCATTGTAGGGCGAAAGTGTGAGTTCCTTGATCGGTCGAATGGTCGTTTTTGGTTTTCCATTTAATTCACCACCTTGTTGAAGGCAACGCAGAAGTGCCTCTTTTGAGGCAAGTCGGTTTTACAGTGTGGGCAATACATTGGTTTCATAAGATGTTAGTTATGCAGGTATATATAAGCTTTTAGCATAGGATTTGTGCTTAGACCTGTATTTTGTAGCCTTGTTTAGCTTCCCGAAAGGTTATATAATTACAGCAATAACTTCTCATGGAACTCCACACTGGCATCCACGAACCTGACCTCCAAAGGATAGAACTGGGCCTTCTTCTTCAGGCTCTCCATTCCCTCTGTCTGATATACTTCGTACACGATCCCCTCATCAGCATCGATCACATCAGCCCTTAATCCACTGTCATTGAATATCGCCTCGGTATAAAATTCGTGGCCCCACTTCTTTAGCTGTTTACAGATTTGATATTTCATGTCAATATGTTCATCTGTTTCTCCAGAACCCCAACGCAATACATTTCTGTTTCTATTGCTTAACCTGAGAAGTCGGCTGATTTCGTTGCGCCTCTGCTGGATCATATTACCTCTCATTTCCGATTACCTACCATGTCACCCATCAATGGCGT